CAACTGATTTCATTTTTTCTAATTTTTTAGATAATTCTTTAAATCCCAATTCCATTTGGTTTTTCATTACTGAAATTTGAGTTTTGTTTTTCTTGTTTTCTTCTTCGTACATTTTAACCAAGTTAGCTAAAGCATCTTGGTAGTCTTGCACTAATTTCGCTTGATCCTCTTCAGGTAATTCATCGAAGTTGGTAATACCCAACATTTCTAAATATTCCTCAAAGGTTGTTTCTGCATTAAAGTTTTCCATTGTTTTTACTTTTTAATTAAATGTTTATAATAGCTTTTTTTCTTCGGCTCCAATACCTGAGTGACATTTGTCGGCTCAGTTCCTAGAGTGATTTTACAAAATTCATAAAATTTTTCTATATCTCCAAATTTATTATAAATTTCTTTTATAACAGCGTCGTCTTGCATGGTTGGGGTAAGTATATTACTACCTGATAAAACTGCGCTTATTTCAAATAATTTAGCTTCCTTAACTAGGTAGAAATAACCGCATTCTTCCGCTTCGATTGGGTTGCCTAACATTGGTAAGTATTTTAACCAATTTGCATAACCATCTTTATCGTAAGTGTCGTTAATTGCAATATCTAGCTGGATATATTCCATTCCAACACTATGTTGGTTAATCATACCATTTTTATATTGGTAATATACACTTTTGTTTAAGTCCTCTATTACATCAACATTCGCCTTTAAACATTCGGTATTCCCCTCTTTATCAACTCCTAATTCTGCCCAACTTATTGGTGCTTCCATTACCTCGTTAATTATTCCCACCTTTGCGGTTACATCGTGTTTATGGTCTGCAAGAAAAAACGGTACACGCTCACTTATGGACTTTGCAAAGCACCCCGATAAATGCACATCCCCATGATTGTCTAACCAATTATAAGTATTCCCAATAATCGTACGCTTTAGCACATCGTCATCGCTCTCAATCTCTACAACATCGGACTTGGTTATAACATCGTACTTTCTTGCTATTCGTCTAAGTTTTAATACTTCTGCTTTTTTCTCAATTAGTGTTTTTATTTCCATTTTTTAAAGGTTTAGTTCTGTTTTTGCTTCTTCTACGGTCATCAACCCCGCATTAATTAGTTTCAATATATTATCTACTTTAACGGTATAGTCAGGTTTCAACGCATCAATATCGTTTTTATCTATAGTAAGCTTGTATTTTTGTCCTGATATGTAGTTGTAACGCTTGATCAGTTGCTTGTTCTTCTGCGCCAAAATTTGCTCCATGATAGGAATACAAGTTTGGTTGTAGAAGTCTTTCATTGCTTCTTGCATATTGTTATAAGTACTTGCCCCAACATCCCCAAAGATAACCGATTGAACCCCAAACAATGAACAAACCGCTCTAAGGTGTTCAGCTCTCATACCTAGTAACTCCATATCCGTTGCGCTCATACCTAACTGCTTGTAGTCAACTGCGCCTTGAACCGTTATAATTTTGTTAGTGTTCTTAGCTCCACCAATGCGCTTATCAAAGTCATATTGTAATTGTTGCCTATCTTCGGCAGTAATCGGATATTCATTCTTACTTGAAATAATACCACTTGCACCCCTATTTTCGTATAAGCTACTTTCTGCCAAATTTCGGTTATTAGTTGCTTTCAATAAGTCAAACCCCGATTGTAAAGGACTTAACCCCTCGTTGTTTCTAATTCCCTCAATACTTGGGTTAAAATATTGGCAGTGCATTATTTCCGTTGGGCTTATCTTCCTAATGCTTATACCGTCATTAAACTCGTAACGGTCAATATCGGACAATATCGACATTGTTTCACGCCACGCCCTCACGTTTTGAGGGGGCAAAATATAATTTTTCGATGGCAAACTAGCACCGATATATTCGTAAGGTGCGTAATGGTAGCTGTCCCCTGTTAGTATTAGGTAAAGCACCTCTTTAAACAACGCTTGTTCCAAGCTATCGTTATCGTGCCAATTCTCGAATATAAACCGCTTTAACTCATCGGTGTCGTCTTCAATATATTGTCCGTTGTTCTCGAGTATTATGGGTAAACTTGCGGTTACCTGAGCTATACGCTTGGCAACAGCGTAAACCATGTCGTTGGTTATGTACCCCTCTTCGATTAAATAGCTTTCGCTTATATTAGTGTTAGCCCTCCCTGAACTGAACAAGGGAATAAAAACATTTTCGGTCGCTGGTTTAGTCGTTTCGAAAACGTTATAAGGCTCTGTATTATAGTTTTTAATTATCATATTTGCAAAGTTATAAAAAAAATTAATAAGTATAATCGTACCAACGCAAATAATATCCTAAAGGATCAATAGCATGGTCGTTACCGTCCTCAGGTACTTCCCCCGCTTTGTCTTTCCATTTGTATTTATAAAGCTCGTCTTGGATATTGTAAGATTGCTCTGTGATAAGCAGTTGGTAACTAGATAATAGTTGAATACTATTTAGTTTTTTCTTGGGCAAACAAGGTCGAGCATTAAAGCCATTTCGAGTTAGCAACACGATTAAATCAGGTCGGGCACTATCGCAGATAATAACCTTTGAGCGGTCTTTTATCTTCTTTGTAATAGCTTCCACCATATTATCTAAATTCGGCATTGGTGCGTATATTTCTTGGTGCGCCCATAATCGTTTGCCCTTTTTGTCAACAGCTACTTTTGTAAGTGTAAATGGATCCTTTGCACCCCAGTCGATACAATAGCCGTAAACGTCTGTTTCTGGAAATGGAGCAACTTCCCAATTGTTAATGATTGTACCACTAACACGCCCCAACAAGCCTAAGCCGTAAACACGCCACCAATTATAGTAGTACCCTTGAATACCCCTTTGGCGTTCCTCATCGTGCTTTCGCTTTGCCATTTCAAAATCATCAATTTGGGCAGGTGTTAAATTCTCGGCATTATCTAAAAAGGTGGAGTGGATCAATGTTGTGCGCTCGTCCTCTAGTATTCCGCACGTGTCAATCCAGAATTTTGAACTAGGGTTATAGTCTAAAAATATCGTGCCTCTAGTACGTTGGAATAGTTGGTGGCAAATCTCATACTTCATTAAATTACACTCGTTAATAAATAGTATATCCCTTTTAGCTCCGTGTGACTTACCCACGTTATCAAAGCCGATAAACTTTATTACTGATACCCCAATTTTGTAGGTGTGAGGGTTTTGCGTTCGGATTGCGTCAATGTTAATCTGTTGACCGTTTAGGATATGTTCAAAATCAACGATAGCACCGTCCTTTAAATGAGGGGTGCTATGGCTTACAACGTGTATGATTAATGGTTTCTTGCTATCTCTTGCAATGATATAAAGCAGTTGGAGTGCCGAGTATGTTTTACCGCTTCGGCTACCCCCCTTATTTACTATAAATCTGCTATTTTTTAAATAGGCTCTTAGGGTATTATGAAACGTCTTCGTTAGTTTCATCTTCAAATCTTTTTCTTAATTCCTCTAAAGCGTCTGCGGTTTCTTTGTTCGCCACTATAATCGGCGTTTGGTTTATTTCGTTGCCTTTGGTTGTATGGTCTAATTGTTGGCGGTCAGTCCACCCATGATTAGATTTAAGGTTAATAATTCCTATTGCAACATTGATATTTTCCTTTTTTACGTTCCTGAAACAATTTACTTCACAGTTAGTTAAAAGCTTTTCCTTTAATGGTTTAAGCTCAGGAAATTTATCTATTAAATAATCAAATATATTCTTACTTTCATCTAAATCGTAGGCTATTTCTCCTATAAAGTCGTATTCGTTATTTTTAGAAAGTGTTAAGGCTTTATCAAAAAAAGCACTAGCTTCTTCAAAAGTCCACCTTTCAGCGTTTTTATTCCCTTTCGGCGCTCCTACTTTGCTCATAACTTACCCTTTAAATTTTCAATCTGTTTATTAATTTCCTCAATCAAAATCTTATCTACCGTTGGTTTTAACTTATCGTGTTTTTCGAGTACGAAGTCCATATAACCAACCCTTACATTAAGTTGTTCAGTTGGTAGGGCTAAAATTAAAGCCTCATAAAACTTGATCTGCTTAAGTGCTTCAAGTTGTTGTTCGATTTCTTTTAATTCTCGTTTTACCTTTATTTTTTTAAAAAAGTTCATAGGTTACAAAGTTAGTGAAAAAAATTAATAAAAAAAAGGCGGAGTAAATACCCCACCTATAAAGGTTGTTAAGTTTGTAGCCTTATTAGGGTACTTGAAATAAAACAGTGCTTTGTTCCTTTTAAATACCCTTTGTAAGATTATTATTTTAATGTTTTGCATAATTATAACATTATTTTTACGCCATTAAAACGGGCGTAAATTGGGTGTTAGCTACAATAGCTAATCGGTTACTTCAAACTTATACCCTTTTTCAAGCTTAGTGCTTATTTCAGCAACCACCGCTTCGTGCATTTCATTTGCTTTGTCGTCTGCATCTACTTCGGCAATAGCCCAATCACTTTCAAAATACACTTGCTTACTTACATCTGCATCAAAGTATCGTTTATCGTTTTTGTCAGCGTGAAAAGCCATAGTTTCAAAGTGTCTTCCTGCACCTACTGTGTCAAACTTACCGTCTATTTCCATAAGTCCAACAGAAGAAACTACAATCTTAATATCATTATAAGTAAGCAAGGTATTTCTTCTGAATCTACATCTATTAGCACAAATGAAATGCCCTGCCCACCCTCGTTCGGTTCTAATTACACCGCTACAGTTGCTAACATTGTGTATAGCAAATGCCTTTTCGTCTTTCTGTTTAGTTTCTGTCATAATTTCAATCTTTAGTTTTTTAATTAAGTTTAGTGATGGCACTTGCCATACACTCAGCGTTATGCACAAGTTTAAGAAAACAAATCTACTATTTTTCTTTCAACAGTAACAATGGTATCGTTATGACTTGAGCCGTGTGCAACAAGTAATACTTCCACCAATTCAAAACCATATTTTTTGCCAATTCCGTTACTACTCCAACCACAAGTAATAACAATAGAATTTGGTTTGCTAACTCTTGATATTTCTTTTTTGAAATTAGTTAAGAACCCAGAATTAGTATCGTGCATTGTTACTGTTTTTTTTAGTTTTTTATAACATTCAGCAACTTGCCTGCCTGAATATGGGGGATCAAATAATATCATATCGACACTATTATTATTAAATGTTTTTAAAAAATCACTCGCTTCTAAATTAAAATCTGTTTTGTAATCAACATCTAAATCATTAGAGATATATTGATTATTTATTAAATAATTTTTAATACTTCCCTCGTTTGCAAATGGGTCTATTATTATTTTTTTATTTTTAGAATATTTAATTATTAAATCTCTAATTGCTTTAATTTTAAAAGTTCGGGAATTAGGCATTTCCCAAATGCGATTTATTAAAACCTGTGCATGACACTCGTTTGTGCTTTCTATATTCATTTGTTGTAATTTTAAAGTGAGTAGTTCCAAATCCGCCACTACTCTTAGCGGAAACCGTTACCCACTAATTACACTCCCTATTTTCTGCATAGTGGTTAAATTTAACCCACCTTTACCGCTCAGGAATAAATGTAACTGCGCTGGGTGTATCTTGCACTTTACACCCATTGCGTTTATTGTCAAATTGTTTTTTTCCATGTATTCCTTTATAAGCTCCTTGCAGTCCTCGACAAGGTTACTTAATTGTTTTGCTTGTATTTTCATTATTTTTTCCAACTATTTTTACAAATTAAATAACATTCATGTAATTCTTCATCTGTTAGATTGTCTAAGCTATTCCAACGGCTATTCCCATAGTCACAGAAATACCAACCAGCTTTTTTAACTAAAGGGTTATCCATTGCTCCCCAATTAGGCACTACCCCTTTAAGTAGTGCCAACAAATCCTCTCTATCAAGTTTTGTTTCCATAATTAAAATGGCACGTCGCCGTCCTCTTCTTGGTTAATACTTGCTTTTGTTTCCCCAAAAAAAATCTTCCACGCTTCAATAGTGTTGAAATACTTATCGTTACCGTCTTTGTCAGTCCATTTGCGCCCTCGTAGGTTAATACTAGCGGTTACCTCTTGCCCGATAATAATTTTATCCAATAACCCACATCGCTCGTTTGTCGCTTGTATTAGGATTAATTGCGGGTACTGCTCAGCTGTTTCCAATACAAATTCACGTTTTGCAAATTTGTCGCTAATTGTCTGTTTCTCGCCAATAAAGGCAACTTTTCCTTTGATTTCCATTTTACTTGTTTTTAAGTTGATTAATTAATGATTGATAATACTCGTTAGCTATTTTGTACTGTTCATACATTTGCGCTTCTATTTCCAGATCTCGCTCGATTGTTACGCTCGTTACCCTTAACGCTGGGTTTATGTGGTCGACCTTATGCAGTGCAACGTCATCGAACTTGCTTAGT